AAAAAAGGTTTTAATTCTGTAAATAAAAATATAAATAGCACTCAGTCAGCTATGAAAAAATTAGCTGGTGCATTTGCTGGTGTTTTTGCAGTAAGACAATTAGTTCAATTTGGAAATGAAACATTAGCTCTTGCAGATAATATTGGTAAGACTGCTGATTCAATAGGAGTGCAAACTGAGTTTTTACAAAGATACCAATTTGCAGCACAACAATCAGGATTAGCTACAGAAGAATTTAATAAAGGTATGCAGAACTTTACCAAGATGGTAGGTCAGGCTCAATTAAGAACATCAGAAGCAGGAAGAACTTTAGAAAAACTAGGAGTCCAAGTAAAAAGAACTGATGGCTCTGTTAAAGGTGCTGAAGAGGTCTTTGTAGATTTATTTACAGCTCTTGATAATGTTGGAAGTCAGTTTGAAAAAAATGCAATTTTAGCAGACCTTATGGGTAGAGCTGGTGTAAAACTAGCTGTTATGGGTAAAGATGGTGCTGAAGCTATGAAAGAATTAGCTGCATCAGCTACAGGCATATTAGATGAAGAAACCATAAGAAGAGCTGAAAGATTTAATGACACAATGAATATACTTAGAAGGCAAATACTAGAGCCTTTACAAGATATGTTTATAAGTGCTGCTAATTCAGTATTAATGTTTATGGATTCTATAGGATTGATAGATGTTCCAAAAACTGTAACTGAATTACAAAATGAACTCGATAAATTAACAGAAAAACAAGAAAAATATAATGACTCAACAGAAAGACAAAGAGCTAGACATGGCTTACAAAATCATCAAGCAGAGATAGATTTAATTAAACAAGAAATATTAGTTTTAGAAGAAAGAGAAGCTACTAGAAAAAAAATTGAGAATGCAGCAGCACAAAGATTTCAAGATGCTAATGATGCTGCTAAATCAATGAACACAATAGCAGGAACGCTTACATCATCTTTTAAAACCTTTTTTGATTTTACAAACAAAGAGTTTTTAAATTTTGAGAATTTAGCACAACAAGTTCTTAAATCAATTATTAATGAATTAATAAGAGTTTTTGTTATAAAAAAATTACTAGGCTTTGGTGCTAGAACATTTGGTGATAGTCAAGTAGGACAAATATTCCAAAAAGCTGCTGAAAGTTTAGAGGGCGGTGGTTTTACAGGTAGCGGTGTTAGAGCAGGCGGTATAGATGGGCGTGGTGGCTTTCCTGCAATATTACATCCTAACGAAACTGTTGTAGATCATACAAAAGGTCAGGCAATGGGTACTACAGTAAATTTTAATATCTCTACAGTAGATGCGGCAGGTTTCGATCAACTCTTATCATCAAGAAAAGGATTAATAACTAGCATTATTAATAATGCTATGAATAATCAAGGAAAAATGGGAGTTGTATAATGTCAGGTCAACTACCAACAACAGTAAATTTTAGAACCTTACAATTTCAAGATAATAGACCAACATTAGTCAATCAAACTTTATCAGGTAAAAAACAGGTCAGACAAATAGGTTCACAATACTTTTCATTTACAGTTCAGCTACCAGCAATGAAGCAAGAAAACGCTATGGCTTACTTTGCTTTTTTACAAAAACAAAAAGGAGCTTTTGAAGATTTTACTATTGCAGCTCCATTAGATAATTTAGGAGCAGGCAAAGCAGAAACAGACATATTAGTAAATGGATCACATTCATTAGCTGATGCATCTATAGCTTTAGATGGATTTACCGCAAGTCAAACAGGTGCATTAAAAGCAGGTGATTTTATAAAGTTTGCAAATCATTCAAAGGTGTATATGGTGCAATCAGATATAGATTCAGATAGTAGTGGTGCATTAACAGTTTTAATTAGTCCTAATTTAGTAGCTACTCTTGCAGATAATGAAGCAGTAACAGTTAATAAACCACAATTTACAGTTTATTTAGAAAATAATGAAATTGTTTATTCTACGGATGCAAGTGGTTTATACAGTATTTCATTTGATGTAAGAGAGGTTATTACCTAATGCCTAGAAGTTTATCTACTGCTTTACAAACGCAAGTATCATCAAGTGCAACCAAGACAGCTTTTTTAGTAGAGTTGCAATTATCTAGTACTATACGATTAACAGACTGGTATTCTGATGTCACTTACGATTCTGAGTCTTATGAAGCAGGCGGTTCTTTTCTTACAGTTGATGCAATAACTGAAACAGGTCAATTAGAGGTTAATGAAATTAACATAGCTTTTTCTAATGTAACAGATCAAGTTAGAGCATTAGTGCAAACAGGGGCTTTTACTGATAAAACAGTTGAGGTGTACCTTGCATACTTTGATGCTAACGATGCAATAGTTGGAGCTATAAACTATTTTACAGGCCAAATTAGAAATGTAGCGATCAATGAAAATATAGATAATAGTGTTTTAAGTATTATTGTATCTTCGCATTGGGCTAACTGGAACTTAACAAAAGGTAGGCATTTCTCTGATGAATCGCAACAAGCATATAGTTCAGGTGATAAAGGTTTTGAATTTGCAACGCAAGTCAAAGAAGATGTTAGGTGGGGTAAATAATGGGTTTTTGGGGTGCAGTTGCAAAATTTTTTATAAGTATTGGATCAACATTTGGTGCTACAGGAACATTAGGTAACGTAATTGCAGGTATTACTGGTTTTTTAAATGTAACAGCACTTGTAGTTGGCGTAAAAGGTTTTATGCAGGCACGTCAAATGCTTGCAAAAGGTCAAGACATACTTTTAAACAAGACAAGTGCTGGTGGCAAAATACCGCTTATCTATGGAAGCAGAAGAGTAGGTTCACAAATTGTTTATATGGATGTTAATTCTAATGACTCTAGGGATTTGTATGTTGTCTATGCTTTAGCAGTAGGCGAGTGTGAAGAGATACTAGGACAAACAATAGAACTAGATGGAACGCCATTAACTGATTCTGCTAGATTTAGAGATGGCGGATATATAGGAACAGATAAAATTGCTTCAGGTAATGGTTCACTTAATACAGTTTCACAAAATGGAACAGGTATTAATGCGGGAGCTGGCGGTTTTGGAACTTCACCAACATCAAAATATAGATACGTTATGAACCTACATCATGGAGCAGCTTCACAAAACGCTGATCCTATGTTAGTTGCATCAATGTCTAACTGGACTTCAGCACATAAACTTAATGGCATTTGTTATATAGCAGCACATTATGGTTATGACAAAAAAGGTATATGGTCAGGTGTTCCACAACTTACAGTTCAAGTAAAAGGCAAAAAAGTATTTGATCCAAGAGATAATAGCCAAACATTTGGCAACGTATCTACCTATACATGGTCAGACAATCCAGCTTTAACCTTTTTAGATTACATTACAAATGATGAATATGGTAAAGGTATTCCACAATCTAAAATCAATACAACCACATTTTCTACTGCTGCTAATACTGCTGATACTTTAGTTGACAATCCATTTTACAACGGATCAGCAAAAACCTTTTCTTGGAGTGGTGTTGCGGGTAATAATTTTATAACAGTTCAAGCAAGTCAAACAAATGGCACGCTTAGATGGTGGAGTAATAAGGTAGGTGAGGTATTAACACTTACTGATGCAAGCGGGAATACTGTCGTTAATGCTTTACAAATAACCGCAATTCAAAGATATAGGGCTTATGGTGGATCAATACAATTACGAATATATTTTAACGGAACGCTACCAGCAAGTTATTCTGTACAAACAGGAACATCATTAGCAAAAGTAAAGCGGTTTCATTGTAACGGGTATGTAGATACAAACAAAAACGTCATGGACAATGCAAAAGAATTGCTTGCTAATATGCGGGGAGTATTGCTTTATATTAATGGTCAATACGAATTAAGTATTGAAGATACTGGTTCATCTACATTTACTATAACTGACGATCATGTAATACAAGATGCAGGTATCTCTGTTGATTATGGCAACAAAGACAAAAAAGCTAACAAGGTTATAGTTGAATTTTTTAATGGCTCAAAAGATTATGAATTAGATACTGCAACAGTTTTACATTCAGCAACAACAGATGCTAATGATTACACATCTGATGATGGCAATGAGGTATTAGAAATAAAAGCAGAGTTTCCATACATTTCAGATCATTATATTGCTTACAATATGGCAAAAGCTATTTTAACAAGAAGCAGGTATCAAACAACAGTTCAGTTTTTAGGTACGCCTGAAATGTCC